GCAATTAGGTTCCCTGAAACCCCGCTCAGGTCAAAATAAAAAAATGACCTTTGCGCCATGTAATTTCCACCAGCAAATTTTTTTGCCTCAGTAGCATAATAACTCCCAGTCTGGGTGTCATCCGCGCCCGTTCCGGTAGCTGCGCCATAGACATTCGCCCATAATGCGTCATTATGATATATGTTTCCATCTTTCGAAGTTCCAATTCTATCAATAGGTGTGGCCTTGGTTGGGTTCGTATGCTCACCATACATAATAGGCATTTTTTTATTTATGATATCATCATTCGCGTTTGGAAAGTCAGTACTGCTCAAAATTCCGCCATAATCCCGTTCCATGTAATTTGATGTTATGTCTTTTACAGTGATTGAAAATGTCGCTTCATCATAACTAAAATCTGAAATAGCGCCCACAAAGATTGTTTTAAAATCTGATATGTCATCATCTTCAAAACCTATTTTGTAAGTTACAACCCTATTTAAAAACAAATCTTGATTAAGTGCTTTAAAATATCCGTCAGCGTCGGAAAAAATTGTCTTAATATCTGATATTTCAAAATCACCCTCAACATTTGAAACTGACCGTGAAAGGCTGCCGAATGATAAAACACGGCCTTCATAAAAACGTGCATCATTATAGGTTAATGTTAATTTCGGGTTTTTAGTTGTACCTGCTTCATCAGAGAAAAAGCAGCCGTTAAAATAACTTTCTGGAGTCCCAGGCTCAGAATTTGAATAATCATGCTCATATTCTCTTGCACATAATTTTGCTGTACCCGAACCGATAAGAGTTTGAATATACGCTATTCCGGCTGCGTCAAAATCTATATCAATATAGCCAGAACCAGCCCAGGATGTATGTCCAAATTCAGACCCAGTAAAATTATTATAATCGGCTGTGGTTAACGTGCCTGCTTGCGTGCCTTGTTGCACTGAGGCTGAAGAATCACCATGATCATATTTGTATAATGATAATTTAGCCCCCGCAATTTTGTCCGCTGCAAGCCCTAACAAATCAAAGTAAAAAAACCCCCGGCCTATAGCCATGGTTGCCATAAAATCATCACGATGAACATAACCTGCGCCGCCTACATAACTAACCGATGAATCATTGACGGAAGTTCCTGTTGTGCCTGCCCTGACAACAGCAAAAGTATCAGATGCTGAACTATATAATACATATCCATCTTTTATAGAGCTATATAAGGTCTCGATAACTTCGGCCCCACCGAATTCTGCATCATGATTTGAAAAATATAATGTCCCGGCGTCAAGCGCGATTTCCATGACCACAATGGGTTTATTTGTATGCAATAATGATTTTGCGGCAAAGGTCATTTAAACGATCCCCCGCGTTTCCTCAACGATTTCAATTGAATCAATACCGTATTCCACCGGATAATTCGTTGTAAAGCCGGACTCTAAATCTTCAACCGGGATAGGCCGGTTTGTTTCAAACACTGGCTGGACACGGACATAATAAGGCACGGTTTCAAGAATCATTAAAAATGGTGCCGCATCTCCATCTTGCCCGCTGAATATGTTTTCAATCAAGGTTTTTTTAGCCGCTGTCAACTGGCTCCACTTCATGATCCACGATTTATTGTTGTATAAAACATGGGACCACTTATTGCCACCCGTTGTAATATGCTGAATATTTGTGTATGAAATCCTGCGTTGTAAATTCCACTCAAAATTTTTGGTTAATGTGATATTCAGTCCAAGAATGAGTTCCCCTATTTTTATATCATTTGCGGATCGACCGGCATCAGCTATGGACACCCTCCAATATCTATAAGATGCGGATGTAAATTCCTCAAGCATATCATTAGCAGCATAGGTGATCGTTTCGTCAACGGAGGGTGTCGCCCATGAGTCGGTAGCGTTTCCCTGTATTTTGGCAGTCACGCCGGAGGATAAATTATGATTCATCAGGGCGCATGTTGTCACTGATGCGGCTGCCCCCAGGTCAATAACTATCTCTCCATCTTTGGCAGTATCAAACCCGCCACGCTTGCTCATACGCTCATTATACAGGTTTGTTTTCGGATAGTCGGTATCTTCTCCCCAACTGCCTGTAATCGTGATAGTTGCACCGTCAGTTTTATTCGCAAGTATATATTTAAGCCGTACTATTGCCATGAATCCAGTCCTCTGTGGGTTCTCCTAACGCGTCTTTTGTATTTCCTGATACTGACCTAACATTTTCAAAAAGTTCTGTTTGCCTTTTTAGCGCTGGTAAAAACTTGGCGTGGACCCTCCCATCCAGTGGAACACCGATAAGAATTATTTTTTTGTATCCAATCGACAATCCAATCCAGGCCGCTAAAAGTCCGGAAGAAATAAAGCCCGGATTAAAATACCAAAAATAATCTGCTCGGTTAATTCCCCTGGGCGTGATCGTATGCCTTATCCCAAGCGGTTCATGATGTTTATCCATATGCGCTGAAACAAAATGCATTTGGGTATTATTCAAAACTTTATACGCCTGGTTGATGGTTGCAAGATCACCTACTATGCCGAATTTATCAAGATCATCTTGAAGGCATGGGGCGGACCCGGCAACTGTCAAAATTTCCTTGTCGGTTGCCGGTAATTTATCATGATCAGAAAAGCAACGTGACTCTAACCCGTCTATTTTTATTATTTTGTCCGTCAGATTAAACATAGCGCCGCAATGCCGTTGTGATTGATCCAGTGTTAGATTTAAGAGCCGATTTGAATTGAGGTAAAATTGATTTCCTAAATAGATTTTCCAGGCTTTGTGCATTCCCTCCGGTGGCGTTTATCGGCGCTGAAAAATTAAAATTGTTTGTTTGCGATCGATCCGGCACAGCGCCACCTGCCTGGAATTTCATTTCCGATGTTGGCATCTTCAACCCGTTGATAGCTGTCATGAACCCTGACCCGTATTTTGCCACGGCTTCTTTCCTAACAACAAACTCCCCGGCCTCCAAAAGCGCCCTGATTCTGTCACCGCCGCCATATCCAGAAAGTTTGCCACCATGTTTTAATTTCTGGACTGCCCCACCCTCTTTTTTCCCTTGTGGTTCGTCTGCTTTATCTTTTGCTCCCACGATGGCCTTAATGGCCGCTTTGACTTTTGCAACGATTGCTTTTATTTTTGCCAAAAATGCATTGAAATATTTTACGGCCAAATCTGTGGCAAATTTCACGGCCTTTGGGATTGCCTCAAATGCTTTGACAACTCCAAGGACTACATATGGCCCAGCCTTAAAGCCAGCCCACAACAGACCCAGGCCAGCGACAACAGCGGCTATAATTGGCCCGATAGCTACGAAAACACCGGCTAAACCTGCCGACCCAAACAAGCCTACAATTATCATAATCGGATTGATAAGCAGAAACCATGCCGCGCTAAATGCTCCAAGGGCTATAATCAATGGCAATAAAACGGGTGAAAATTGTATGAAAATATTTAAAACTGATTTTATAACCGGAAGAAATGAAATTAATGTTTCCGCAACATTTTGAATAGTTGGCGCAAGCTCAAGCAATGCAGTTGTCACAGATGCCTTGATTGATTTTCCGAGTAAATCCATAGCATCATTGGCTGACTCTGCGCCCCTTAAAAGGCTTTCGTCAATAACAATTCCTAATTCCTGCGCTTTTAATCTGTATGCATCAAGCCCGGCGGAACCATCTTTCAGGGTCAATGCCAGCGCTACGCCTTCACGTCCGAATAAAGCTGCCGTTGCCGCTGCTCTTTCGGCCTCCGATCTCATACCCTTAATTGAGTTTGCCACGTCATTTAAAATTAAATCAGAATTGCGCAATGATCCGTCTGTATTCACAACAGCAATACCAAGCTGTTCATACATTTTTTTAGCAGCTCCAGTACCAGCCGCAGCCTCACCGATACGCTTAACAAATCTCTCCATGGAAGAGTCAAGCTTGCCTTGTGATACACCCGTTAATGAAGCCGCCACCCTTAATTCCTGTAATGAATCTGTTGTTAGCCCTATTTTGTCTGCTGTCTTGGCGATACTATCAGCAGATTTTAAAGCAGATTTTGTAGCAATCACAAGCCCGGCGCTGGCAGCAACAAGCCCAACCGCCATGGTTTTTAATCCCTGGCTTAACTTAGCTGATACTTTTCCAAAAGTTTTAAGGGACTTGCTTGTTTTATCGGCCTTCTTGCCCATGACTTCAAAGCTCTTACCGGCCTTGGTAAGACTTTTAACGCCCTTGGCATCAATATCAATTAAAATTTTGACTGTTTTATTGCTTGGCATTTAGAAACTTTCTAAACTCTGTTTTGCTTGCGTGATAACCCATGCGAACCGCTACAGCCATGCTCTTTTGGAACTCTCTTTTTTCAATAACGAGTTCTTCACAGGCCAAAACAAAAAAAGTCCAGCCGTAATCTATGGCGTTTTGATGGCCGGAAGCGACAAGCCGGAATACGTTTCGGCTAAGTCGCTTAATATTGAGCCTTGAAACTGTTTCAGCATCTCCCTCAGCTCCGTCCCCTGGATAATCGGGAGGAGCCTTTTCAAAAAAGGGCGGTTAACTCTCTCGAATGCTTCATATAGCTTTTCCATATCAGACGGGTAAAGCTCTGCAATCGCCTCCATGTTAGCGTCTGTGAGCAATGGAAGCGCCCTATTTTCGAAAATATCTTTAAATTCCACCGTTTCTTTTTCTGCAACTACCTTCTGGTAGATGCTGATTAGATCCTTTGGCCGGATTTCATAAACGGTAATGATTGTATTATCAATTTGCACCTGTTCTTCGAGTCTCATTATGCGGCCACCGATCTTGTCGCCCTGAAAAATGGCTCGGATGGATGGCTGGAAACATCCGCAAGAATTACAACTTCAATGGGTATTTCTGCTGGATCTTCTGAAATGAAAGCCAATCCTCCGGAAACATTTAAATTACAGTTCCAACACTGGACGCGATATCTCGGGCCTCTTCGCGGATCTCCAATAAATAGTAGTTCTCCAGTGGCCTGGCTTCCAGCAATCGCACGAACACTTGTATTCGTGCGCGCCGAATAGTCGGCGGAAACATAGGCAGTGTTTGAGGCAATGGACCCGGTAGAGATTTCTCTTAACAGGCCACCAATATTATCAACATCATAATCAGTGCCTTTTGTAAATCTGGTAACCGCCGTGGCTGCATCACAAACAATTATATCATCTTCGATTGTATCTACTGCCGTCGTGGTAGCTGTGGCGGAAGACGTTCCGCCTGTGATTGTTTCGCCAATTGTGAATGTTCCAGACAAATTAACAAGCTCAAGATGCCCGGTTGCAGGCCAAGCGACTTTTGCTGTAGCAGAAGACGACGACCCCGTGATTGTTTCGCCATCCTCGAATGGCCCACCGGATACGGTCCCATGGGTGACTTTCGTATAAAATAAATCGGTGTAGTCAAGATCCATGTATTGATTCGAAACCGTTGTGGTGAAGTCGTCATCGATATAGCTTGCGGACTGGTCACCAAGCGATTGAACGCCGTCACCACGAAAAGCAATATTTAAATTTTCGGCTGTGTATTCCTCAAGGACAAGGTTTGACATTACAGACCATTTCAAAACGTCATCAACGTCCTTGACTTTATCGCTCGTTTGGCTTTCCCAATGTTCAATTTTTTCCTCAGCCTCCATCACGATCTCAAGAGTAGTCATATTTCCAAGATGAATGTATCCGGAATCATCATCATCTTTAAAATATGCCCGCCCTGCTCCGTAAAGATAATTGCTATTGTCTGGTGCTAAAGTCATTTTTAGAGTCTCCTTATATACTTGTTATGTCGTGTTGATACGTTACCTGGACCACCATATGAAAAACAATATGTGGATGCACCAGACGTTTTTCCATTTCCGGCAAAATTTCCGTGAAGAGCGCCAGCTTGCCCCGTGTTAAATCTTTTAAAATTCCTACCCATATATCATCACACAAATTATACATTTCTTTATCTGGATTTTCCGTTGCCATGGCGTAGGTCGTTACTCCTACGTCAAGCGTTGACGTGAAATAATCCACTACAGCATGATGTCTATTGGAAGCCTTTGCCTCTGGCTTTGGCAACTGACCGACAACTGCACATAATGGCAAATTTGTGCTGTCAAGGTCAAAATATTCTTTTTCATTAAAAAATGGCCTTATCCTAGAAACAGTTGTCATTGATGATATGCTGCTAAGCGTAGTGACAACGTTTTGAATTATATTCTCGGCTATGCTGTCGGCTGCCATTATTTTCCTTTAAAAATACGTGAAATTTGTTTATCGATCGCTTTATTAAACCGTACGGATCCGCTTTTTAAGATCGGTTCCATTATTTCTTTGTTTGAAAAAACATCCATGACGGTGGAAGAAAAAATTTCTTTTATAGACCCGCTTGACCCGGTTCGAATAAAAAGCCCGGTATGACCCGATTTCATAGTCGCCATAAAGGCACCATCAAATGTTTTTCGCCCTTTTCCTTTTTTGAAAACAAATGAATATTGAAACGCCGGAGTTCTTATCCCCTTCCTATTTTTTCGTCTGCCCTGGAAATGCAACCCTGGCTTTTGCCCTTTTATTTTCCAGGCTTTTGTTTTGTCATACGCAGGAATATATATTGACCTCTCACCTATTGATGCCATTAGGTTGCTTCTTGTTGCTGTTTTCATAACCGTTGCATCGATTACCTTCTTGCGTGCTACATTTAATTCTGTCCTGACCCCTATTTTTGTTCCTAAAACATCCGTTTTCATTCCACGGATTGTGTCATTCAATGCATTTTGCAAATATTTAGGCGCGGTTTTAAATAAATCCTTCACAGCAGATGCCGTGTCTTTATCAATCGTTATTCCTACCGACATTATGTCACCGCCTGGTTGTACCCTACCACTGTCCATGTCAGATGATCGTTTTCAAGCGTCATCCAATTGCTATAAGTTTTTGTTTCTACTACTGCATCAACCGTTTTATCGATTGATGCCACATCGCTTTTTTTCAAAATAATTGTGATATCGCCAAGCGCTGAACCAACTTGTTTTTCCGTGTCTGTGTGCAAGTCATATGGTACAATAAGCTCAACTCCAGCCCACGTAATCGATCGGCCAAGGCTGCTATTGACATCATCAATCACAGCGTTAAAAAGTGTTGTATCAAGTGCCATCAGTGCGCTGGCTCCCCTGAAAGATCATTGTTATTTTCATCTTTGATTCGGTTCCCGGTCTCATCCAGGAGCGGCTGGGAATCTGCTTCGATATAATCAGGCCGTCTAATATCGATACAATCGATGATTATTTCCCGCGCTGCTGGGTGAGACTCGTGAGCCATGATATTTTATTCCTTTGAAATTAAATAAGCATTATAAGTTTTCGCGGCATCCAAGCTGGATGGCGTGATTTTGATACTTTCGGCAAAAACATCAATATCAATGATTTTTCCATTCGTCGCGGTCAGCGCTGTAAGATCAACCGTGGAATCAAGCAAAGAATAAACGCCCGCCCCAGGGCTTTTCACGGCAACCGCCATTGTTCCAGCAGATGGCTGCTCGCTGACTTCGATTTGTAATTGATGGCGCGTAAATTTATTTTGTTCTTTTAAATCAAAGGTTTGCGCTCCATCTGCTTGTAACTTCGTTTCAAATTTTAAAACTTGGAATCCCATAATTAAGCACCTCCATCTGCCCAATCAGTGTAGGCCGGGAAAACTCCCTCGGTGTACCAAATTGCCCCGATTCCCCGCAAGGTCACTGTATCGCCAGGCGTTGAAGATGTGATCTTGTCACCATTTGTATCCGTCAGTATTAAGATTCTATCCGTGCCATCAGGATGAACTGTGATTTGTGAAGCATGGGCCACAACAAATGTATAAACAAGGCCGTTGGCGCATGCCGGCAAGTTGAAGGTGCAGGCCTCAGAATTGTAATAGGTTTTTCCTGAATCGGCAATCTCAATATTTACCGGACCGGCTGCCCCATCAACCGGAAGGCTGACAAAACCATAAACTTGTGTTGCCCCATCGCCTACCATCGTTGAGCCATTAACGGTAAGTGTGCCGCTTAATGTTAGCGCAGGGGTAACGGTCACGCCGCTTGCGCCACTTGCACCGATTTGAATTATTTCGCTTGAATCAACATTTAATGCGTCAATATCGGTTCCAGGTGTCGAGTTTTCAAACAAAATACTGCCGGCATTCGGGAGACGGATTGTACCAGCATCGGCTGGCTCGGTCCCAATTGACAGGTAAAAATTGCCAAGCGTCAAAGCCGCTGCGCTTACCTGATCAGCAGAAATGGAGGCATTCGTGATGACACCAGTTGTTGAAATGTCCCAATCAGCACTATTTAAAGCTAAAGTTCCATCAGAAGTAATTGACAGGACGCCGTTTGTGTCTCCATCAATGACAAGTCCGGTGTCAAAAAATTCCAACTGAGCAATAGACTTTATGTCAAAATTGCCTGCGTCAGCATCAGCGGCCAATGAAAAACCCGTTGCCGTTGCTCCACCGATCATTGATGTTGAAACACCGCTATCATTTATAAAATAAGGAACGTCATCATTTACATAGATATCCCCATAGCCAGCCCGAGGCGTATCGTGCGCCGCCCCTTCATCTCGTACCGTTGCGCCATATTTCAACATCTTTGCCGTGCCTGCCCAAACTAAAGACACGCAAAACAAAACGGAGATAATTATGGCTATCGGTTTATAAAATTTTTTCATCTTTTTAACCCCCATAATTATTTTATTTATTCATCAACAGGCGCTGTAATTGCACTTAAGGACTGCACGCAAAAAACATAATCTCTTGCTCCAACTTCCATATCCCAAGCAATCCGGAATTGTGCTGCTACCCGGCTATTCAAATAAGCCTGTGTGTCCATGCCAAGATTTGCAAATTCAAACCGCAGTTTCCATTTTCGAGTAAATTGACGTTTGAATGCTCCAGCGTACCAGGCCGATGTGGACAGATCATCAAGTTTCGGACTTGACTTGATTCTATCAAGAGGAATAAAGAAGGATCCGCGCGGACCCCATGACGAAACTTCATTTTCAACACCGGGCACCAGCTCGGAATTAGCAATTTTCAGCATAGTTCCGATTAGGGCGTCAGGGATTAAAAGCTGGACCTCAGACCAAGGAATATTGATTCTTTTTCCACGGGCATTTTTCATGGCTCGCAGGACTGAGCGAACATTGTCAAGGTCGGTATCATCGACAAGGGCGTTACTGTTTACTCTGGTTCCACTCGGCGCGCGGGTTCCCGGATTGTTTGCCGTGGCGTTATAAAGCTGTGTACCTGTACCGTTGGGCCGGTATACATAAGGTTCCGCTGGTGCCGTTCCGGACCCATAATGATCGGTTACGCGTAATAGCGTTTGCTCTTCAATCCATTCACCGGCAATTTCACCCAGGGCGTTGATTCGGCTTACAATGTCTGCCGCTTCGTTTTCCTCAATGGCTTCTGCGGAAATGGTTATTTTACGGCCATTTCTTTTGTGACGAATTTCAATTTTTTCCTCGTTGGTTCCGATTTCCGGGAAGTCATCAAGCTCTTTCACTTCATCGACATTCTTATCAAGGGTGTGAAGCTGGGCCATGGTGGTGACTTTTTTGTTGTCTTCGATATCAGTTACCAAGTCTTGACCGATAGACGGAACAGCATCATAGGCAGCATTGATGGCCGCAATAGCAAGCGTTCCGGTCAGGATCGGGAATGCGCTGGTTGATATTGATCTCTGCGCGCCTCCTACATCCATTCTTACGGGCACACTTACATCAGCAAGCGCTGAATAAAGAAAATCCCATCGCTTAATACTTTCAAGTGTTAATTTTTCTTCCGCAATTCCCTTTTCAATTTTCCGAACAAAAAGCTCAGGTTCATTCTGTGCCAAAGTTCGCAAGTCATAAACACTCGGTTTATTTCCGACAGGCACAATATTTGTTTTGAATATTTGTTTCATTTTTATTTTTCCTCCTACAAATTATTTTTTATTTAGCTTGCATCAGTCCACTGGCCGACAACGGATAGGCAGACAAAACCATCTACACTTTCGGTTAATAGTTGACACGAATAACCAATTGTGCTTTGCGCGATTTTGTCTCCATTGTCCAGAAGGGCACCATCAAGCCTGATTTTATCACTACTGTTCGGATCAATATTTTGATCTGCGCCGTCACCGTTTATGAAGATGGCATCCATGCCGGGTTTGACAGCCGGCAATATAATGGTGGTAGTCCCAGTGATTAGAATAAGTGAATTATACATGTCAGATTCTTTTATGGTCTCATCGGAAGCAACCGCAATAAATCGACGTCCTGTGCGTGCAGCCTGGGAACGTTTCAAGCCAAAATAAGAAACCGCCGGGTTAAATGTAACCCTGGCGTAAGACTGGTCACGGATAGTGGTGTCTTCCTCTTGCGGATAATGACCGTCATCAACATTGATTGCCACGGCAAATGCGCCGGCGGCTGCCGTTAATTTCTGACTGTCGGAAGCTGTCAGGGTAAACGGTGCGCCGATGGTCAGGGACAAAGCTGCATCGAGAGCAAACTCAAAAACATCATCAGGATTCAATGAATAAAATTCAATGTATCGAATCGCCGTCAATTCACCTCGTCCGCTGGCTTTTTGTTCTTCTTTTGCAATCGCCAAAGGATATCGGAAATCGGCCACGGCATCGACCGGGACAAAATATCCGGTAGTTTCATCCCAGGTGCAAATTTCACCAACTTTAATGGCCTGGGTCGAACCGGCCTGGACCAAGCCCAAGAAAACATCCGGCTGGCCGTCTTTGCTTTTTGAATATACAAAAGGATCATTATTAACTGCTGTCATTTTTTTTAACCTCCTAAATTTTTTTTAAATTACATGGAAAATGCGCTCGGATTTTTCAAGCCATCAAAAAAGCTTTCGTCTTCCATGCCTTCAAAAGTTTCAATTCTGGCTCCGTCTGTTTTCGGTGCCTTGTCTTTTGTTTTTGTGGAATCATCAGATTTCTTATCTGTTTTTTCCCCATCAAAATTGGTTGCCTTATCAAGAATATGACGGATAATATCGCTCTCAAGCTTTCCTTCTACGGCCATATCTGCAACCTCAGCTTTACATTCGATTGATACAGCCCCGGCCCGCCCAAGCAAATCTTGATAAACATCAATTGCAATCTGCATCTTTGGCTTTGCGTCTTCAATAATAACCGCTCTGACAGAAGCAACAATGCTATCCTGCATTTTTTCGCCAAAATCTTTTAAGGCGCTTTCCATTAAAATTTTTACTTCTTTTTCATCCATCCCATCCACCTCCGAATCAATTAAATTAAAATTTGATCGCTCAATCTCTATTCCATCTAGCGACCTGCTCATATCCCGACCGACCCCGACCGTGCTGTCGGCTGGTATCGGAGTAAAACTTATTTCATACGGCATCCAGCGCAAAGCCACCATTGATGGCCCTTTGATTTTTCGTCCGTCTGCTAACTCATATTCTTCTTTTTCGTACACTTCGCGAAATTTTTCTACTTTATACCCCACAGAAATGCCTCTTAGGCTTCCAGACCGGACCTTATTTAATGCCTTGTTTCCGTCTTCATCATCATCAAAAGTTACGGTAGCGCGGCCCACGTTGTCCTCAATGCGGACATTCGTTATCGGCCCAACAATTATGGATGGATCGTGGTTCAGAAGTGCCGCGCCTATTGTTTTTAATTGTTTCAAGTCAACGTTTTCTTTCCCGTGTAACAAATATTCTGCGCCATAATATCTTTCAACTGGCGTTTCAGACGAAAATGAAACATCTACGCTTCTTTTGTCGTCGTCAACGGATTCTCTGTTTAATTCGTATGATCGATAGAATAAACCCATTCAGTTATCCTTTCACAACCCTGATTGTTTTTTTATTATCGGCTTTTGCTTTGTCATCCTCCGGCTCTTCCGGCTCTTCCGGATCATCTATTTCCGGCTCTGCTTGTGCCATAGCGTCCAGTTCAGAATTGAATTTTATGTCGAATTCTTCCTCAAGCGCTTTTATTTTTTTCAATTCACGCGCCCTTAGCTCCAAAGTTTCATCCAAATCCTTCCCTTTTCCAGCGAGCACACCGGTCAATGTTTCAAATGTGTTATCAACTTCAACCTTTTTCCCATTCGCTTCCTTAACCGGATCTACCCACTGCCAGCCTGGCGGAATCCATCCATGGGCCATGTAATCATCTTTGCGCCTGTCAAAACCAGGTGCTGATACCTGTCCGAAAATAACGGCATTCGTTGCAACGTTCGTATGCGCCGGAATACAAACATTTTCGATAAGATAATCTTGACGAATTCTGCAAGACAGATAAAATTGCAAAAGAATTGTTCTTGCGTTGCTATAATTCAAACCCTGCCAATTTTGAGTAAGGATTTCAGGCGGTATATCGAGAGCATTCGCCGGTCCTCTCAAAAGCTGATTCGTCATTTCTCCAAATTGCGTATTTGGTCTTGACGGTGCATGAATTTTTACATCTTCACCAGGGGACATATAGTGCCATTTGTTCGGCGAAAATTCATGCGTTCGGTTGTCATTTGTCGTGTCGTCTTCGGTATAATTTGCTTGAAATGACTGTGGGGCCTCGGTAGTGACGATCCCGGTCAAGCAAGCGTCTTCAATCGCTGCAAAAATTTCAGCTTCTTGATATCGGTCCAAATTCTGATAATATGTCAGAGCAGAGGCGAACGCCGAGAAACCCCGCG